GGGGAGGGGATGCTAGGCAGCATCCCATCCGCGGTGACTAAGGTGTCACCCCCCTCCTACTTTCCGGAGAGCCCAGGACTATTATCAGAGCAGGTGCTCCAACATAGACCTCGCAGCGGTCTCCAACCGCCGCACGTCAACCCTGCCCGTGACTAGACGAATCCAGTCATGGATAGGAGGAATGTAATCCCAATTGGGACATATACATCCCCTCTTACGGTACCGTGTATCAGATTGCCTAATTGATACACGCCCGTTTCGTACATCGCCACGGAGAAACGCAAGAACAAGTCCAGATGGATTGTAGATGCGTGACCGTTGCTTTCCAGGAACGGAGATAAAACCGTCCCCGATTCTGAGTTGCTTCGCGTGAGGCACCAAGCGCTGATAAAACAGCGACTGACACTTCACGTCCTGCCGGATACCTTCAATCGGCCCCTTGCGCAAAAGTTCACGCAAGACCGACAAAGGCATCCTTAGCCCAGAATCCCTACCCTCCCCGAGCGGGACAATGATTGGTCGAAACCTTTCACGTCCCGGAAGGTGAGTAAGGAGTAGTTGGCTCACATTGGGTAAATTAATCCCAACACGAGTCGACCACTCAAGAAAGCCGTTAAGGGCTTTGTACAGAGAAGTGCGAGTGTCCAAGCGTTCCTTGACATAGAACGCACGGATATCGTGACCCCGATAAAAGTCACAACCACACGACTCTCGAAAGTGTCCCTCAACGAAGGACTTTGTCGCGTTTACCTCGAACCCGAGTAGTGAGAGTAATCTCAAAACGCGGGGAGCGACTTCAGGGTGACAAACTATATCGTCACCAAAGACGCCCCAGTCCCCAGGGTCTCCCCTTGGGACCGAACCGAGGATTCCAGGCGTTGGATCAAGTAGATGAAAATGCGGCCATTCAGCCTTTCGGCCGATAGACGCAGCAACATCTACCTCAGAGCCAACCTGGACATAAGGCCTATTGGGAGTTATCCCAAATGACTTTATGGCGGCGACGACAACGCAGGAGAATATCATGGTCTGCAAAGGGAACGTAAAACCGTTCCCCATCGTAGATACCATGTTAAGCTCCTCGACAGAGCCATCAGCGAGAGTGGCACTTGTGCAACGCATTCTACACAAAATATTGTAGAAGTCGCGCGGCAAGGCCCATTCTAATAGGCGTAAGCCTATCGAATCCGACGCCGATTTTAGGTCAATAGTGGCAAGGCCATTCATCCATATGGAAGACGGCCTCGAACTAACTGCTAGTGAAAGCAGTGACCCAACTCTGGCTGCTTCTCGATTCCAAAGCTGCTGAGAACGTAAATCTACTCCGAAGAAGGAGCGGATCCGTTTAGCTAGGATAGATCCTAGCCCCAACTGAAAATACATATTTAAAGTTGGCTCAACGGCAATGGTCCGAGACTCGCGTACGTCTTTCGGAACGAATTTAAGAGAACTTCCTTGGACGCGAAGTGGATCCCCAAAGGTGAGACTGCGAGTTGACTCCGCAGCCTTCCAAGTGGGCTCTTCATCAGTCCAATCCAGATAACTCTGGAGCAGGGCCTTTGACGTATAGGTTAAAGGGGACGAGAACATCTTTGTATAGAAGTCCTCACCCCGAGAACCTACGGAGACTCCCGGACCGGTAGAACCATGATCTAAAAGGTCATAGTTACCGGAAACCAGGGGAAATCCTTGCGGATTCCAGAAGTTCCAAATGTGCTCTTTAAAAGAGCCCATAAGTTCCTCATCCCCAGACGTATTAGGCGAATACTGCCAGAGCCCAAGGCGCATATTCACGCTCTTGAACTTGTCAAGTGCTACAGCATCCAAATTGGGGTCAGTCTCGGAGGTATCTAAATACTTCCAATACATGCCCTTCAACTGGTAGCGTATCGCAGCACTAATGGCAGTAACGTCAGATGAATCTATAGCACACTCGCGTTCAACGAACGCTCGGATCCCATCGTTAGACGGGAAACCGGACGGGCCAACCAAAGCCGCTAAACAGCGACTAAGGAAGGCTTCATCAGTGAACCCAGAAGCATCAAGGTCATCAGCGAAAGCTGAATAAAGAGCAGTCGGGCTTATAGCCATGATTGTCTCCATCAGATCGGATCAGTAAGAAACAAACCTCTTTAAAAGAGGAATGTCACATCTATGCCGTAATGGTATTTCAAAACTGAAACACCAAAACCTGAGACTATCAATACGATAGTCAAAGGACCCTTGCGACTCTTAAAGAGTTCCAGCAAGAATCGAATCATAGATCTGGTCCGATTGTTCCCACAGTACTCCACAAAGAAGGGAGACTGCAGCACCGAAATTGGCTTTATCGGCCAAATCGGCACCTGCCGGAATTGGAAATTCCAATTTAAGGACACACGGCTGCGCCGGCTGACCAGCAAGGGGGATAACCCCCTTACGGACAGAAAGCGTAAACGTGTTCCGCGGCACGGTGGGAAGCCGTCCATTCAAACCCAGAGCTGGCAGTTGCCGAATAACCTTCGGCCTCGTGAACAGCAGAGTGAAAGGATAGGACGACGATGACACAACCACCCCAGCCTGCGTGCCGCCTAAGGCGGAAACAGCGTAGGCTTTACCATTCACATCGGGCGCCGTATCGGCGATCAATGTGTAGGTGGGCGAAGTGAAGCCGGTGATAGGTGCGCCGGTAACCGGAGATGCGGGAGCGAATGCCATTTGGCATGATCCTCTTAAGTGCTAGTTAAAGAAAAGCTAGGGAGCGCTGCAAAAAGACGGAACCCAAGTTAAGCCATTTCAGGCTCATACCTGGTATCTTGTATTCCAATCCTGGAATAAAAGGACCGTCATAAGTAGCGCGCGCAATCTGCGCTGTTTCCGTAGCGAACTCGGACGACTTCATATTGCCGTAGAGCTCAGTAAAGTGCCAGCCACCAGTCGGAACAGGAGGTTTACTTGAGAGGCCAGAAATCTGACCAACTCTTGCATACTTCTTTGTCCCGATGGCTGTCCACATAACGTCGCTACCGCCATACGAAGCACCGTAGATCATATCACCTATATTGGTGAAATAATCGACGGCCCACGAGTAGGGAATGAGCTCCCAAATAGTCGGGACGAAGGAAGCAAGGTCGAAACCTAGCGCCTTCGAATCCGGCTGGAAGGAAGTTCTTGAACCTACTCGGACTATCCCGTAGAATTTTACGGAGGCACCACGCGTACTCGAAGTGGCAACGATGCCCGGATAAATCCGGCCAGCGCCCCATGTAGAGTAAGTTGTGATCGATTGAACCTCATCGGTCGCGGAAGCCTTTACCATCTGGTAAGGGGCCGTGTCCAATGTATGTTCAACCGCTGAGACCGCACCCTGGATGTCGTACATTAACGGCAACCAGTGAAACGAGTTCTCAAGCCATAGTCCCGTTGCTGCGTCTGAAAAAGCACGAGCGACTTTACGTCGCCTGCCTTTACTCAGTGCTAGAAAGTCGGCTTTACTTTTTACGTATCGCCGACGCAGCTTCGTCGCTGCGTTAGAATAACTTTCTATGCCCTTAAAAAGGGCCTCAGCAGGGTGGCGTATACCATGCAGGGCTTCTGCTAATTCGCCGAAGAAAACACCGCCTTGAAATTGGCGATTGACTCCGGCAACCTTAGCATTATACCTCGCAAGCGCCCGATTGGTGGCTGTAGTGAGAGATATTGTCGGAAAGGAAGGGTTAGAGTGAAACAGAGGTACCGCGATTCCCAAGTAACCGAAACAATGATCCTCACGGATCTCGTAAGCGGTTGCAAGCGGATTGTCAGGTACTTGTTTCAAACGCGCATGCATAAATCCTTCTTCGGATTTGAGTATACGCTGGATAGTTCCCGAAAGGTTAGTAGTGGCATTTAAGCCTCCAAGGATCCGCGTTCGCCAATCGGGGTAATTAGCCCCATAAGCGATAGTAGATCCATAACTAACCAATCCCGTATTAGTGGTTGAAGCCGTATGGCTAGGACCACTACTCGATGAATTGTCGTCAAAAAATGTACGACTAGTCAAAGAGACGAGATGGGAAATAACTTTAGTCTTCCCTTGAGTCATAATCTCTCAAACATCGCGGTTAGTCCGCGCGGGTGTGTCCCAATGCATTTTCTTGGAAGGATAGAAGTACAGACTTCAGTTCGTCGCTTAAAAACGACGAAGAAGAAGTAATGTACATGAGGACGACCGCCTTACAAAGGCGTTCAAGCACGTTTCGCCGATCAGGCGAAGACGAAGCCAGAGTTAGCTGCTGAACGGCACTATCAAATAGTGGCGCAAGCACCTGCTCATCCACATCAATGAAATCCGAAAAGGACGACATTG